TCCGCCCGGCGCACCGCGCTGGACCTGGTCGGCCGGCGCAGCAGCCGCACCGGAGAGCGCACCGGCGGCGTGGTCGGCCAGCCCGGCAACTATGCCCAGTTCGTGGCCAATGCCCGTGTGCAGCTGCTCAGCGGCGACCCGGTGCAGATGCGCCAGTACCTGACTCGCCTGAAGCGCGACCGCCGCTTCGACGGAATCGTCCAGCGCGCGATCGAGAGCGGGAAGGCGGTGGCGCAGGCCGACGTTGACCGCATCGTGGGCCGATATTCCGAGCGACTGCTGCGCACTGGCGCCGAGCAACTCGCCGCCACCCAGGCGCACAACGCCTTCAGCGCAGGCCGCGACCAGGTCTACGAGCAGTTGGTGGGCGACGGGGTGGAACGCAGCCGCATTCAGAAGGAGTGGCACACCGTCGGCGACGACCGCGTCCGGCACAGCCATGCGCCGATGCAGGGCCAGAAGCAGCAGCTCGGTAGCCCCTTCGTGAGCGGGCACGGCGCGCTGCTGATGTACCCGGGCGACGACTCGCTTGGAGCCGGGGATGACGAAATCATTGGGTGCCGGTGCTGGACTGAATACGTGATTGGAGGTGCCCGTGCGCGATGAAATGCAGGCCATTTTCGGCGAACTGTTCGACACGATCTTCAATGAGTCGGTAACCACCTTCTCCGGGCAGTACATGGGGCCAGGCACTTGGGACTCAGTCACCGAGACCACCACCGCCCAGCCCGTGATCTACAGCGGGCGTGGCGTCTTCTACAACTACGACGCGAGCCGCATCGACGGGCTGAACATCCTGGTCGGCGATCTGCTGCTGATCGCCCTGGTGAACGAGGTGGCGGACCAGCCCAAGGTCGGGCATGAGCTGAGCACCGTCGACGCTGTACCGATCCTCGGCACGGCGCTGACCGGTTACCGCATTGTTTCCGTCAGCGGCGATCCTGCCGGCGTGCACCACGAGTTGCAGCTGAGGAAAGCCTGATGGCTGGCCAGCGGAAGTGGAGCGTCTTGCCGTCGACCTTCATGAAGAAGGTGGACGGCGGGGTGGTTGCCCTCCAGCGACGCCTCACCATCGAAATGCTCGAGCAGATCACCATCCGTGCACCAGTACTTACTGGCCGATTCAAGGCCAATAACCTGGTCAGCGTGGGCGAGCCGGTTTTCTACTCGGTGAACCGCTACGACAAGGACGGGAACGAGACCTTGGCCTATGGCGAGGCCGCGTTGGCCGCCCTGGTGCCGTACTCGGTGGTCTACATCCAGAACAACCTGATCTATGCGCCACCGCTGGAGGATGGCCACTCCGGCCAGGCCCCTGCGGGCGTGTATGGGGTCAGCTACTACAGCGTCTTGGCGAAGAACTCATGATGACCCTTGAGCAGATCCGGGCCGTATTCATAGACCGCATGAGCGCCTGGAGCGGCATCCCTGCCGACGACATCGACTACCCGAACAACCCAAGGGGGCCATTCGATCCGACCGGGAAAGCCCTCTGGGCGCGCTTGGGCGAGCTGTCCGCCCCGGCCGGCGCCACGGAGATCGGAAACGGCCCCTGCGTTCGCCGCGATGGCCGCGTCACCATTCAGCTCTTCGTCCCCAGCAACAAGGGCACGCTGGCCATCACCAAGGCCGCGGACACCCTGGTTGAGCATTTCCAGTTCTATACCGACCCCGCGCATCCACTCGACTGCTTCGCCGTGTCCATGAACACGCTCGGCGACGACGGTCGCGGTTGGTACCAGGTCAACCTGAATATTCCTTACCGGGCCTACTGAGGCCTCCCTTCCACCGCCAGCCCGGCGGTTTCTTTCGCCTACACAGGAGAATCGCCCCATGAGCTCTGGCGCGAAGGTCCAGCTCGCCTGGATCAAAGAGGTAACCCCCGGCGTCACGCCCTCCGGCAACTGGAACACGCTGACCCGCATCAGCAACGGCGTGACCCCGACCTACAACACTGAAGAGAACAACGAGATCGGCGCGGACCGGATGGCCCAGGGCACGGCCCAGACCACCGTGGACGTGGGCGGCGACGTCGAAACGAAGTGGCGCTACGGCGCTCTCGACGAGTTCATGGCCTCCTGCTTCGGTAAGGCCTGGGTCGCCAACGTCCTGACCATGGGCAACGACCGCATCACCTTCTCCCTGGCCACGTACGCCGCGGACATCGGTGTTGCCGGCATCGCCCGCGGCGCTCAGGTCGCCACCATGGCATTCAACTTCCCCGGCGACAACGAGGTGACCGTTACCACGACCTTCGCCGCCCGGAACTGGTCCGATAAGGCTGACGACACCTCCTTCATCATCGGTGCACAGCCAGAAGCATCTCAGCGCCGCTTCGGCTTCAAGGACATTAGCGGCCTGAAGATCAGCGGCGTGCAGGTGGGGGAGGACAATGCCTGTGTCGACTCCTTCTCCCTGCAGTTCGACAACGCCGTCCAGACCCAGCGCTGCATTGGCAACGGCAATCCATTCCCCGGGAACATCATCCCGACGAAGTTCACCCCGTCGGGGTCGATCACCATCGCGTGGTCCAAGCTGGCCTACCTTAACTGGAAGAAGCAGCAGACCGGCGACGCGATCAGCCTCGAATTCACCATCGCCAATGCCGACGGCGGTTATTCCGTGCTGCTCCCAGAGTTGGAAGTCAACGGCAACTGGCCGGATGCTGGTGCCGAAGACATTGTCCAGGTTGAGCTGAACTACACCGGCCGCCGCGTACCGCCCACCATCACGCGTCTGCCGGCGCCTGTGACCATCGCCAGCGTCACCGTCACCCCGGACACCGTTTCGGTAGCCGTTGGTGACGACGTGGATCTGGAAGCCGCAGTGCTGCCGGTTGGCGCGAGCCAGACCGTCACCTGGTCCTCCTCGGATGCCACCAAGGCGACCGTGAGTGAGACCGGCCTGGTCACCGGTGTTGCCGTCGGCAGCGCCACCATCACCGCCACTAGCGTGGCCGATCCGACCAAAACCGACACCTGCGTGGTCACCGTAACCGCGTAATCCGCCTTGCCTGGCGCGCCCTGCGGTGCGTGCCGGGCTTTTTTACCGCAGAGGAACACCATGGCTATAACGCTGAAGAAGAAGCCTGAACTCGATCTCCACGGCACCCGCTGGGTGCACTTCAAGCTGGACGAGGAGACCGGCCGCCTGGCGCCGAACCCCGTCGAGGAAGGCGCTGATCTCTCTCTTCTCGTCGCCTCGATCATGAACCCGCTGTACCAGTCGCACCTTGCATTGATACAGCGGCACATCGCTCGGATTGATCAGGACGCTGGCGTTGGCACCCAGCAATTCGACCCGGCGGCACTGGGAGAGGTGGCCTACGACGAACAGGGCCGTCTGTTGGTGGCGCTTGCCACCGAGCAACTCATCAAGGACTGGAAGGGCGTGCAGGAAGCAGAAGAGCCTGGCATTCCTGCGGAATACACCCCGGCCCGCTGCAAGGTCCTCCTCGATGATTACCCGGAGCTCTACCTTTTTGCGATTCAAACGGGAAACGACATCGCCGTCCGGGTGAAGCACCGCACTGAGGAGACCGTGGGAAAGTCCTAGGCGCGTATCGCTGGGCCCGGGAGTGGGCAGGCCCTGAGAACGAGAAAAAACGACATCAGCACGAACGGTTCAAACTTACGATCCCTGCAGCCCCCGAGATAGATGGCGTCTGCGCTGAAGCGATCGATGCCTACCACAGCATCAGTCGCGGCCGGCAATTCGTGGGTTTTGCCGGCGTGCCTGCGCCAATCTCGCACCGCGATATCGACGCATATCTCCAACGGTTCCCCACCGCCATCCCCCTCGAAGAATTCGAAGCCGCCATCTTCGCCCTGGACGACGAGTACCGCGCCCAGTGGGACACGCAGAACGCGCCCAAGCCGACCCCGAAAAAGTAGCCGGAGACCGCCATGGCGGATGAAAGTCGCCTGAACATAACCATCGACTCCCGCATGGCAGAGCAGTTGGCGAACCAGCTGACCAAGGCGCTCCAGCGCATGGAGAAAGCGGGCGATGACGCGGCAGCCTCGACTGAGCGCGTCTCCGATTCGCTGGAGGATGAGCGGAAGGGGCTTGCCAAGCTGCTGGGGCAGATCAACCCGACGGTGGCCGCGCTCGATCGCCTGGACGACATGCAGCAGAAGCTGCAGCGCTACAAGAAGCTCGGGATCGTTGAGTCCGACACCCTTGTAGACGCGCAGAAGCGTCTCGATGCCATGCGTTACGCTTTGGGCGAAGCTGACGACGGCATGAATAGGACCGGGATGTCCGCCAAGCAGATGGCGAACAACCTGCGGATGGTGCCGCCGCAGTTGACCGACATCGCCGTCAGCTTGGCCAGCGGCCAGGCCCCGATGACCGTCTTTCTGCAGCAGGGCGGTCAGCTGAAGGACATGTTCGGCGGTATCGGCCCGGCCGCGCGCGCCGTCGGCGGCTACGTGCTGGGCCTGGTAACCCCATTCACACTGGCCGCCGCTGCCGTAGGTGCGCTGACGCTCGCCTACTATCAGGGCAGCGAAGAAACCGACGCGATGACAGATGCAGTCATCGAGAATGGGAATGCCGCCGGCACCTCGGCCAACCAGTTGGCAAACTTCGCAGCCCAGGTTGGCAAAGGGAATGTCACCGTCGGCGAGGCCGCTGCTGTTCTGACCCAGCTGGCAGCCGCCGGCAACCCGCTGACCATCCTGTACACCAACATCACGGCCAGCACCCTGAGCTGGTCGAAGATGACCGGCCAGGCCACCACCGAGGTGGTCGAGAATTTCAACGACCTGGCGAAGAATCCGGTCGACGCGGTGAAGAAGCTGGACGACCAGCTGTATTTCCTCACCGCTGCCCAGTACGCCAACATCCAGTCCCTGCAGGAGCAGGGCCGCACCATGGACGCCGCGCGCGTGGCGACCGAGGCCTACGCGGATGCACTGGCCACCCGCTCGGCCGAGATGGAGCAGAACCTCGGCTATGTCGAAAGCGCCTGGAACGGCCTGAAGAGCGCCGCCAAGTCCGCTTGGGACGCAATGCTCGACGTCGGCCGCACCGAGACGCCAGAGCAGCAGCTGGCCAAGGTCTACAAGCAGATCGAGAACGCCCAGAAGGGCGTAGGACGCGGCGGCCGGCTGATGGGGCTGGGCATCAACCAGGACAGCCTGGACACGCTGTACAAGCGCGCCGAGGAGCTCCAGAGCAAGATCGCCGCCGAGGGTCAGAAGCAGGCCGAGGACATCGCCAACAACCTGCTGCAGACGGCCGGGAAGAAGGGCGTCGATACGATCAACAGCATTTATACCTCGGCGCAAACCCAGACTCAGAAGCTGGAGAAGCAGCTGAAGGACCTGGACAAGGCCCGGGCGAACGCTCTGGCGGCGGGCGGCTTCACTGCCGAAGAGGAAACCAAGTACGCCGCTTCGCGGAAGAACATCGAGCAGCAGATCGCCGATATCAAGGAGCGGGAGGCGAAGAAGAACGCGCCGAAGACTCGCGGCCAGAACGCCGGCGTGCGGGAAGCGGATAACACCGTGTCCCGCCTGCTGGCTCAATACGATCCGGCGGCTCAGGCGGCGCGTACGCTGACCAAGGAAGAGAGCCAGCTCCAACTGGCCCTATCGAAGGGGAAAATCACTCGCGAGGAGTACGGCAAGGCGCTGGCTCAGGCCTCACAGAACTACGCCGCGGCGATCAAGGGTGCCCAGGGCCTCACAGCAGCCGAGCAGTACCAGGCTCAGCTGGAGCGCCAACTGCTGCTGCAGCGCGAGCAGTACGCCGCGCAGGCAGCGTCCGTCGGCATGGGAAGCCTTGAGGCAGAGCGCTACCAGCAGCGCATCCAGCTTGAGCAGCAGTCGAATGACCGTGTCCTGCAACTGCAAACGGAACTTGCTCAGGCTACGACCGAGAAACAGCGTCAGGAACTTCAGGCGCAGATTGATCTGGAGCGCGAGTACCTACCGAAGCGGATCCAGGCGCAGAAAGAGGGCTACCAGCAGATGGACAAGGCCCGCCAGGATTGGCTGGCTGGAGCAGCATCTGGGGCCCGGACCTGGTTTGAGCAGATCGATGACACGGCGAGCCAAACCCGGTCGGCGATGATGCGCGGCCTGGACGGGCTGAACGATGAGCTCCACACTTTCGTTACGACCGGGAAGGCCTCGTTCCGTAGTCTGACCACCTCCGTGCTGAGCGACCTGGCGCGAATCGCGCAGAACAAGTTCATCACGTCGCTGATTTCGTCGATGTCTGGCAGCAGCAACGGGGTGGTCAGCGCGATCAGCAGCTACTTCACCGCGAACGCCAAGGGTGGTGTCTACAGTTCGCCGAGCCTCTCGACATTCAGCAACGGGATCTACAACAGCCCCCAGTTCTTCGCGTTCGCGAAGGGGGCTGGAGTGTTTGGCGAGGCCGGTCCCGAGGCGATCATGCCGCTTACCAGGGCGGCGGATGGCAGTCTCGGGGTACGGGCTCTTGGCGGCGGTGGTGCGCAGACCGTTGGTGGCAACAGCTTCGAGATCAACACCAACGTCACTGTAGGTACTGCTTCAACCTCGCAGTCTGTCACCTCGAACACCAATGACAGCTACGCCATGCAGCTCTCGAAGATGATCGCGGATGTGGCGCGCGGTGTGGTCGCCCAGGAATCTCAACCCGGCGGCATTATCTGGAGAATGCAGAATGGCCGTTGAGACTTTCACCTGGTGCGTCCACTCCCAGTCTTCCGGGACAACAGACTACGCGACGTTGAATAGCAAGTTCGGCGATGGCTATGAACAGGTTGCCGAGAACGGGCCCAACAATGTCGCGCAGTCCTGGAGCATCTCGATCAGCGATACGGGCGCCATGATCAAGGAAATAAAGAGCTTCCTCGATCGACACGCCGGTGCAAAGTCGTTCCTCTGGACTCCGCCGTTGGGCGAGCTGGGTTTCTATCGAGGAACAGCGCCTTCGGTAAGCGGGGGAGGTGGTGACTACTACACCCTGACTGCGACCTTTATTCAGGCATACCACCCATGAGCCTCAACACCCAGATCCAAAAACTGGAGCCGGGCGCCGAAATAATGCTCTTCGAACTGGACGGGAGTGAGTTTGGCGCGGATGTGATGCGCTTCCATGGCCATGCAATCCCCCATACACCGCAGGAACTGGCCGCCGCCGGCGCCAATGCTGATCAGCTTCCGGCGAAGTCGATCTGGTGGCAGGGCCAGGAGTACTCCGCCTGGCCGGTGCAGATCAGCGGCATCGAGGCGAACGGTGATGGCACGGCGGTCAGGCCGAAGTTCTCCGCGGGCAACGTGAGTGGGCGCTTGACGGCGCTCTGCCTGGCTTTCGATGACCTGGCCAACTTCCAATTGACCATTCGCGAGACGCTGGCCGAGTACCTGGATGCTGACAACTTCCCGGCTGGTAATCCGAATGCGGACCCAACCCAAGAATCGATCACCGTCTGGTACTTCGACCAGAAGACCGGCGAGGACAACGAGGCGGTCGAGTGGGAGTTGGCCAGCCCAGGCGATGTCGGAAACGAGGCCATTGGCCGGCAGATGACCACGCTGTGCCACTGGTGCATGACTGGTGGCTATCGCGGTCCTGACTGCGGTTACACCGGCCCGTATTTCGACATCGACGACAACCCGACAGACGACCCGGCGAGGGACCAGTGTGCCGGCCTCTATCGGTCCTGCAATAAGCGTTGGGGGCAGGGCAACCAGTTGCCCTTTGGCGGCTTCCCTGCCGTGTCCCTGATCGCCCGGAGTTGACCATGCGCAAGCAGATACTGAGCGCCATTCAGGCGCACGCGGCCGAGGAGTACCCGCGCGAGGCGTGCGGCGTGGTCATCGGCAACGGCAAGGCGCAGCAGTACGTCCGCTGCCGGAACACGGCCTGCCAGTCGCAGGAAGAGTTCCGCATGCACCCGGAGGACTACGCTGCGGCGGAGGACCTGGGCGAGGTGATCGCCATCGTGCATAGCCACCCGGACGCTACCAGCCGGCCGTCACCGCACGACCTTGCTATGTGCGAGGCATCGGGGCTGCCGTGGCACATCCTCAGTTGGCCGGAAGGCGACCTGCGGACAATCGCGCCGGCGGGCAACATCCCGCTGCTGGGTCGGCCATTCGTCCACGGCGCCTGGGACTGCTGGCAGGTATGTGCCGACTGGTACCGCCGCGAGTGGGGGCTGGAGTTCGAGCGCTTCGAGCGTCAGGACGGCTGGTGGGAGCAGGCCGATGGGCCGAGTCTCTATGAGGAGTACTTCGAGGCGGCGGGCTTCTACCCGGTCGACACTCCTCGTCGTGGCGACATGATCGTCATGGAGGTGGGCAAGACAGCGCATCCGAACCATGCCGGCATCTACCTTGGCGCCGACGCGGTGCTGCCTGGTGAGGACAGCAAGGTCTTCGGTGCTGGCCCGTTCTTGCTGCATCACCTGTTTGGCAAGCCCAGCGAGATCATCGTCTACGGCGGTAACTGGCACGAGCGTTCGCGCCTGGTGCTGCGCCATAGCCAGGCCAGGGGCAAGGCTGTGCTACCCTCCGGCGATCTGTGAGGAGGGAACCATGAAGAAACTGATCATTATCGCGGCTGCTTTGGTTGTGCTAGCGGGCTGCTCCACCAGCCAGACGTCGGCCGATTCCGCAGATCCGGTTCCAGGCCCGCGCGTCTTGTATCGCGGTGCTGGTGATGCCAGTGTGCAGGTCACTCGCGATAGCGGTTTCTTGGGCTCAGGCTGCTACATGGGGGTTTTCTGGAATGGAAAGCTGGCAGCCCGAATTGGTAGCGGCGAAACAGTCAAACTTTCGGTTCCATCTGGAGAAAACCTGATTGGCATGGGCAGTGATCCTGAGGGCAACGGTCTCTGCGCGATTGATGGCTTGGCGGTGCGGGAGGTGCCTGCCAACCTTAAGCCGAGCGAAAATAAGCGATTCAGAATCTCTGGCGATGGGAGTGGATTCCAACTGGCTCCAACGTCATTCTGATTAACAAAGGCCACCTACGGGTGGCCTTTTCGTATCTGGAGCACACGAAATTGGCGAGTTCAGTGGCAACAGTTATCAAGCTGTCCGGCCCTTTAATACGAGAGTTTGGCCGTGAGCATCGACGTTATCTGGAGACTGGGACTGTTCAGGAGGCTTTCAGTGCTCTGCGTAATACCCTGCCAGGGTTTCGAGAGGCGATTGCCCGCCTGGAACGACTTGGGATGCGTTTCGCCATCTTCCGAAATCGCAGGAATGTAGGAGAGGGTGACTTTGGCGCGGGCGGAGTTCGCGAGGTCCGAGTTGTCCCAGTGATCGCAGGGAGCAAACGGGCAGGCCTTCTACAGACCGTTATCGGGGTGGCTCTGATGGTCGCCAGTATCTGGGCGGGCCCGGCGACCTTTCAGGCAGGCGCAGCTCTGACCTTGGGAGGAGTGGCTCAGATGCTCAGCCCCCAAGCCAAGGGGCTCAGCCAGTCAGCTTCCCCTGAGAACCTGCCCAGCTACGCCTTTGGCAGCGCAAAGAACACCACCGCCAGCGGCAACCCTGTGCCGTACTGCTGCGGGAAACGCCGGTGGGGCGGGGCGATCATCAGCGCCTCGATTTACGCTGAGGACAAGGTGTGACAGCATCAGCTGAATATCTGGCCTAGACAAGGAATGGCTGTGCAGAAGATTTCAGTTCAAGCTGTTAGGAAGTGGCACGATATTGGGAAAGGGGTAATGATCCCGGAAGTAATCGCGTATTTTTGCCCATTCTGTATAGAGCGCGTAGTTTTTGCCGCTAGGTCTAAAGCTGTTTATCCTGAAATAAAGATGAGTTCCATGCTGGCCGATTGCCCCGCATGCAATTCTGAGGTGTGCTTTATTTCGGTTCGAGGGAAAGCTCCGTCAGGAAGTCCTGTGTATCCCGCTGAGATTTGTATACATCCGAACGTTCCGCATTCTCTGGAGGCTGAAGGGTTTCCAGACTCAGTTCCAGAATCACTTGTTAAGTCGTTTAAGTCTGCGGCTAGTTCATATAATGATAATAATTATCCCGCAACCGCAGTTATGGCGCGGCGGACTTTGGAAGGTATTTTCAAGTATCTCTTACCTGAGGGTGAGCGGAAGAAAAATAAGCCACTGGCCGGGCTTATAAAGGCAGCGATGGAAAAGCATGATTTTTCCAGGCCTTTGGAAACTCTGTCTCACGCAATACGCGACGGCGGGAATCTTGGCGCTCATTTTGATGAGGATAACGAACCAACCGAAGCAATGGCGAGGCAGATGATTGAGTTGCTTCGCTACTTGATCTCCTTTATTTATGTGCTTCCTAGTCAAATTAGTGAACTGGAAGAGTCGCTTTCAAAGGCTCCTCCAGAGACACCTGAATAACCCGAGAAGCCCGCCTAGTGCGGGTTTTTTTTCGCCTGGAGAAAAGCATGGGCGCCGACGTTCATCAGCACCTCAGCGGCCGCAAGGGCGGCAGTAGCAAGCCCAAGCAACCGTCGATCGCGCGCGACAGCCTGCAGTCGGTGGCCACCGCCAAACTGCTGCTGGCAGTGGGCGAGGGCGAGTTTGCAGAGGGGCCGAGCGACCAGGACATCTACCTGGACAACACCCCGCTGATGGACGCCAGCGGCAACGTCAACTTCCCCAACGTGAAGTGGGAATGGCGCAGCGGCAGTGTGGACCAGGACTACATCCCCGGCATCCCTTCGGTCGAGAACGAGACCACGGTGAACGTGGAGCTGCGCAGCGACACCCCGTGGGTGCGCTCGGTGAGCAACATCCAGCTGTCTGCCGTGCGCTTGCGCTTTGCCTGGCCGGCGCTACAAAGGCAGGACACCAGCGGCAACGTAACCGGCTATCGCATCGAGTACGCGGTGGACGTCAGCACCGACGGCGGCGCCTACCAGCAGGTGCTGCTGGATGCGGTCGACGGCAAGACCACCAGCCGCTATGAGCGGAGCCAGCGCATCGACCTGCCGGCGGCGACCACTGGCTGGCAGCTGCGCGTGCGCCGGATCACGCCGAACCAGAACAGCAGCCTGATCGCCGACACCATGCTGATCGCCGGCCTGACCGAGGTGATCGATGCGAAGCTGCGCTACCCGAACACGGCGCTGCTCTACATCGAGTTCAGCGCCGAGCAGTTCAGCAACATCCCGGCCGTCACCGTCGAGTGCAAGGCCCGCAAGGTCCAGGTGCCCACCACCTACGACCCGGAAGCGCGCACCTATACCGGCGTATGGGATGGCAGCTTCAAGAGCGCCTGGACCAACAACCCGGCTTGGATCACCTACGACATCAGCACCAACGCGCGCTTCGGCCTGGGCAAGCGGATCAAGCCCTGGATGGTCGACAAGTGGGAGCTGTACAAGATCGCCCAGTACTGCGACCAGCTGGTGCCTGACGGGAAGGGTGGCCAGGAGCCGCGCTTCCTGTGCGATCTCAACCTGCAGTCCCGCTCCCAGGCCTGGACGCTGCTGCGGGACATCGCGGCGATCTACCGGGGAATGAGCTACTGGGCGCAGGGGCAGTTGGTTTCGCAGGCCGACATGCCGCGCACTGCCGACTTCGACTACGTGTTCACCCGGGCAAACGTCATCGACGGGAAGATGACCTACGGCGCCGCCTCGGCGCGCACCAGGTACAGCCGCGCCCTGGTCAGCTACGACAACCCGGCGAACAACTACGACACCGACGTGACGGGCTACTCCGATGCGCCGTTGCTGCGTCGCTATGGCGACAACCCGGTGGAGTTGTCCGCCATCGGCTGCACTCGCGAGAGCGAGGCGCAACGCCGTGGGAAGTGGGCGGTGCTCACCAGCGTGCAGGACCGCACGATCACCTTCGCCACCGGCATGGAGGGCCGTATTCCGCTGCCTGGCTACATCATCCCGGTAGCAGACTCGCTGCTGGCCGGCCGTGAGATCGGCGGCCGGATCTCGGCTGTTGCTGGCCGCGTGGTGACGCTCGATCGCGCCACCCAGGCGAAGGCCGGCGATCGCCTGATCATCAACCTGCCGAGCGGCCGCGCCGAAGGCCGCACTGTGCAGTCGGTCAACGGCAAGGCCGTGACCGTCACCACGGCATACTCGGAGGCCCCGGAGCCTGAGCTGTGCTGGGCGCTCGACGCTGATGACCTGGCTGTGCAGCTCTACCGAGTGATGAGCACCAAGCGCGACGACAACGGCCAGTGGACCATCAATGGCCTGCAGTACGAGCCGAGCAAGTTCGACTACATCGACACTGGCGCCCGCCTGGAGGACCGGCCGATCAGCGTCATCCCGGTCACCACAGTGCAGCCGCCGGCCAGCGTCACGCTCTCGTCGCGCTGGGCAATTGATCAGGGCCTGGCGGTCAGCACGTTGACGATCACCTGGCCCGCGGTGGAAGGCGCCGTGGCTTACGACGTGGAGTGGAAGAAGGACAGCGGCAATTGGATTCGCCTGCCGCGCCAGGGCGCCACTGGCGTCGACGTGACTGGCATCTATGCCGGGGCCTACCTGGCGCGCGTGCGCGCGGTGAGCGCGTTTGAGATCACCTCAATCTGGCGTACCTCGAGCCTCACCACCCTGGTGGGCAAGGATGGCTTGCCGCCGGTGCTGGCGTTCCTGCGTACCACCTCGGGACCATGGAAGATTCAGCTCGACTGGGGCTTCCCGGCCGCGGCAGAGGACACGGCGTTCACCGAGATACAGCAGTCCACCACTCCGGGTGGCAGTGAGCAGACCGCCGCCGCGCTGGGCCTATTCGCGTACCCGACGGACACGCACACGCTGACTTCGCTGGCTGCCGGCGCGCGCCTGGCGTTTCGCGGGCGCCTGATCGACCGCACCGGTAACGTGGGTGCCTGGTCGAACTGGGTGGATGGCATCACCTCGACCGATGCCGGCGAGTACAACGAGCTGATCACGCAGGAGTTCGTTGAGTCTGCACTGGGGCAGGAGTTCTTCGATCGAATCGACCTGATCGATGGGCCTGACAGCTTGCTGGGCTCGGTGAATGCCCGCCTGAAGGAGGTGAACGACGACTTGCAGCAGCAGATCGACGCGATCGGCGATATCGTCGATGCCCTGGAGTACGACCCGGCAAAGACCTATCTGAAAGGCGACAGCGTCCGCCAGGGGCAGCGCCTTTACCAGGCCATTGCCAATGTGCCGGTGAATAGCCCGCCGCCGAATGCCACCTACTGGCTGGACATCGGACAGATTTCCCAGTCCGTTGACGGCCTGGCCGCGCGGGTCACGTCGGTGGAAACGGAGGTGGGGGAGATCGACGGCGCGCTGACGGCGCAGTCGCAGCGAATCGACAGTGTTCAGTCGAGCCTCAACGGCAAGGCTGACGCTTCGACTGTGAGTGCATTGGCGAACCGGGTTACGCAGACCGAGCAAGGCCTGACGAGCCAGGGCTCGGCCATCACCGGGCTGACGAACTCGATCAACAGCATTGGCGGCGACAACCTGTTGCCGAACTCCTCATTCGAAGACTTGGCGACTGCCACCCGAGCGCGTTGCTGGAGCGCTACCGGCGGCACCGCTTCGCTGGTCGATTCGCCCCTTGCGCAGAGCACGAAGGCCCAGCGAGTTGAGCAGGCAAATGCTGCGGCGGGAGCAGAGCTGAATGTGGTGTTCAACACGGCTGACGGGCTTGCTCGGCCGAAGGTTCGACCTGGAGCGCCCTACACCTTGAGCGTATTTGCGCGAGGGGTTGCCGGCATGTCGTTCCGGCATTACGTGCAGTTCCTCAATAGCGCCGGCACCGTTGTAGGAAGCCTGACGGGGATCTACCCCGTCGCCAACACCGAGTGGCAGCGTTATGTGCTTACCGGCACGGCGCCGGCCGGTGCTGCATCAGCGCATGTGTATGCAGGTCGGCTCACGAACATCAGCGGCGCCGTAGCTGCCATCTGGCTTGAGGTCGACAATATCCAGCTCCAGGAGGGCTCTGTTGCAACGCAGTATCTGCCATCGAGCGAGCAGGCTATTGCTGCTCAGGCGGCTGCCACGCAGGCATTGACTACTCGGGTCACCCAGACGGAGCAGGGGCTTACGTCGCAGGGCAGTGCAATCACCAGCCTGACCAATCGAGTCACCTCTGCCGAGGGGAACATCACCGGGCAGGCAACTGCAATCAATTCGCTCGACACGCGCGTCTCCAGCGTTGAGGGCGTCGTCACGTCACAAGCGTCACGTGTAGATGGCCTGCTGGCTGCCTATCGAGACGACAACGGCGAGGGCGACCTGCAGGACGCTTTGCGGGGTGCCGAGTCTACGGCCCAGATTGTCCGCGAAAGCCAGGTGCGCGCCACTCAGAACCAGGCGATGGCGCAGACGGTGGAGCAGGTGTCTGCTGCTACGGCGGTGAACTCCGCTGTGGTGGAGCAGACGAGCCGGGTGGTGGCCGATGTGAATGCCGGGGTCCAGGCGATGTGGAGCGTGAAGCTCAACGTCTCTCAGGGTGGCCAGCAGTACGCGGCTGGCTTCCAGCTTGGCTTCGACGGAGGCACGACGACGACCACGATGGCCTTTCAGGCTGATCGTTTCCTGTTCTTCAACAGCTCCAGCGGCCAGACCGTGGCGCCGGTTTCGATCGTCGGCGGCCAGATTTTCCTCAACAGCGCAATCATCCAGGACGCCAGCATCACCAACGCCAAGATTGGCGACGTCATCCAGTCCACTGCCCTTGGCAGTAACGGACAGCCACTGTGGCAATTGAACAAGGCGGGCTCCTTCCTGCTGAACAGTGCGGGCGGGGGAGGGCGGATGCAGCTAACGGCCGACGCGCAGAAGGTATTCGATGCTAATGGAGTGCGCCGCATTCAAATCGGGAATCTGGATGTATGAGTTACGGAATGCAGGTGTTCGACGCGGGTGGCGGTCTGATCTTCGACAGCAACTCACTGACGTGCCGCATGGTGTACCGGGTGGCGTTTCAGACGTCCGCAAGCCAGCAGACGATTGTGATTCCTGGGTTCGATGCAGCGAAGGGGGTGGTCTGGCTGGACACCACCTGGTCTGGCAGCAGCACCACCTTCGCGCAACGCTTCACGGTGTCGGGTAACACCGTGACGATCCTCGGCAGCTACTTCAACGTCAATCAGACCGACTACCTGAACGCGGTGATGTTCTCATGAGCTACGGAGCACTCTTCATCGGCAACGCCGGCCAGGTGCAGATCGACGACAACTACCCCTGCTACATGGAGGTGGCAGTTGGGAGCTACGACGGCTCTAGCGGAACGGTGACAGTCAACTATCCGGCCCCCGTGAACAGCCCCAATCCGCCGGCGATCTTCATCCGACCGGATGGTGCCCATATCTTGCGGTACATGCGTCATCTGGGCGGCGCGGGCGCCTGGACGGGGTGGACTGCCACTGTCTACGCCGACGGCAGTTTTACCGGGATCGTCCGCACGGGCCAATACAAAGCTGCAGCGCTTTATCTGCCGCGCACTGGCGGGTATGGGCTGCAGGTATTCGACTCAAGCAACCGCTTGCTCTTCGACAGCAATCGTCGGGTGGTCACGATCCTGGCTGGTGCGCAGACCTGGTCGAAGGTCGGTTACAACGGCAACTACCAAAGCAACTGGACGACCGACACATGGGGGAACGCTTACGTGGCCGGCTCATATGTGATGGCCAGCCACTTTATGGCCGGATTCGTGGCGCCGCCGAACTCCGCTGAGATCGGTATCGGCTTCCTGAACGGCACCGCCAAAACTCAGATCAACGCCTTCGCCATGCGCGTGGGGCGTGGTCTGGCTGAAATCACTACCTTCAACTGGCCGCTGGTCATGGTGAATTGAGGAGGGGACATGCCCTGGTATTCCGCTGGCACCGTTGCGGTGACCAACAACAGCCCGACCGTGACCGGATCGGGCACCAGCTTCTCGGCGAACGCCCGCGTGGGCGATGCCTTTCGAGGGCCAGACGGACTCTGGTACGAGGTTACGAACGTGGCCAGCGCCACGGTTATCTCGATCAAGCCCAACTACCAAGGGGCGAGCAACTCGGCCGGCGGCTATGCCGTCGCGCCGATGCAAGGGTACGTGAAGGACTCCGCCGATGCCCTGCGCGGCTTCGTCAACCAATACGGCTCCTTGCTCGCCAGCCTTGGCCCTCTCGCAGCTTGGCAGCCTGGGCAGACCGCAGTGATCGATGGAAACTTGAGCATCACCGGCCTTGCTCGCCGTATCACTGCCGACTTCTCCAACTCAACCCACAGTAATCGACTCCTCTTCCAGTCCGCTACCGCGAACAGCGCAACCAGTGTTGGCGCTATCCCAAGCGGAACTGGCAATACGTCGAATTTCATTGCCTGGAATGGACCGGATGCTAGCAACAGCAGCTACGCGCAGCTCGGGATCGTCAGCACGTTCGATGCTCGCATTCAGTCAGGCGCGACCGGCACCGGCGCGCAGTTACCCCTGACTTTATGGACCAATAATGCTGAGCGTATACGTATCGAAACTGGCGGCGGGATCAGGATAGGACGTACTACTGATGTAGACGGCGCGGGCAACGGCCTGACGGTCAACGGAACAATTGCTTCAGCAGCAGGCTTCCGTGGCGCCGCCGGCGTTGGTGGAGCTCACAGCAACAACTTCAATATCAACTGGAACGGAGTTGCGAGCCTATGGATCGACACGACCAACGTGGGGACCATCTCGCTCACTTCCGACCACCGCATCAAGCAGGATATCGTCAGTCTCGAAGCGGACTACCTGGCGCGCCTTCAGCGCTATCGGGTGGTTGAGTATCGGTTGCGCGATTTCGGCATCTGGAAAGAGAGCGATCAAGTGTTCCAGGGGCTTATCGCCCATGAAGCGCAGGAGGCAAACCCCAAGGCTGCAACTGGTTCAAAAGATGCCGTCGACGCCGAAGGCGATCCGGTGATCCAAAACCTGGAAGTAATCCCGATCGTGACCGACTGCATCGGTGCAATCCAGCAGCTCACTGAAATGGTGAGATCGCTTCAAGCCGAGCTGGATGCGCTGAAAGCGACTGCTGCCTGATCCGCCGGACACCAATCTGAAGCCCGCCGCCCGGCGGGTTTTTTCATGCCTGGAGAAAACCATGGACCTTCGTTCCGTGCGCTGCTCGATCATCGAGCCGGCGCTGTTGCTGCTGCCTGCAAAAATGGAAAGCCCACAGGCGGTTGTCATGCTGCTGGCCATCGGGCTGCAGGAGTCGCGATTCACCTACCGCCGCCAGATGGGCGACGGCCCCGCGAAGTCGTTCTGGCAGGCAGAGCAGGGCGGCGGCATGGTCAACGGCCTGCTGCGCTACCGCATCCAGGACGTCCGCGACCTGGCAGCCGGCCTGTGTGCCGTGCGTGGCGTTGCCCCAGCTGCGCCGGATGTGTGGAACGCCATCGAGCACGACGACGTGCTGGCCGCTGGCCTGGCTCGCCTGCTGCTCTATACCGATCCGGCCCGCCTGCCGGAGTTGGGCGACGAGTCCGGTGCTTGGGAGCTCTACCTGCGCACCTGGCGGCCGGGAGCCTACGCGCGGGGCGACGCATCCCAGCGCGCTGCCTTGCGCAAGAAGTGGGCGGCGAACTACGCCGCGGCGCTGGAGGCGATCCAGTGATTGGCGAGGGGAAGTTCCTCGCCGTGGGCTTGGCTGTCTTGTTGCTACTCTGTGCCGGCGCCGGTGTTGGTACTTGGCTGGCCGCCGGACACTACCGGCCGCAGCTCGATGAGACAGCTGGCTTGCTGGTCATGTGCAAAGCCGCTCGTGGCAACCTTGAGGAGCTGACCATGGAGCAGGGCGCCAAGCTCGGCGAGCTGGCCAACCAGGCTGAGCAGCGGCAGGCGAAGGCGGCCCAGGCTGTCGCCGACGCCCAGCAGCAGGCCGGCCAGCACTACGCCGCCGCCCAACGGCTGCAGCAGGAGCGCGCCGATGGCGATCAGTGCGCCGCGGCAGAGGCGGTCATCGACAAGGAGTTGGGGTTATGAAGTGGCTTCTGGTGTTGATGATCGCGCTGGCGGGATGCGCGGGCCAGGTTGAGCCTGAGCCGCGCACGGTGCGCGTGGAGGTGCCAGTGGCGGTTCCCTGTCGCGCGCCGGCGGTAGAGGTTCCGACCTGGGCGACGGCGTCGCTTCAGAAGGGGGACAGCCTGCAGACCAAGGTTCGCGCCCTGCTGGCAGAGCTGGAGCAGCGGAATGGCTATGAGGTTCAGTTGCGAGCTGCCCTCGAGGCGTGCCAGTAGGAAAAGGCGGCCATTGGCCGCCTCGTCCAGTGCACTACATCAGCGGATGTAGATTTTGAAGGGCTTGCCCACCGCATGCTGGATGTGGCCATTTTTCAGGCGACGGCTCCAGCGAAGGATGAAGGTGCCCCGTTCGTCGGTGTAGGTCATTAGCCTATCTCCTCTACGAGGGTTGCCACTACTTGCTGACTGGACAGACCTTCTGAACGGGACTAGCATTCGCACCTGCTAAGGAATGCCTCTGCTAGTCGTTCGCAATCTGCGGAAAGCGAGTGGAGTACTTTCCTGGCTGGCTATGCCAGCCACCCTTCCGGCTGGCCACGTTGGCGCGTGGTCGGCCGGAATTTACCTCACATCAAGCACACTTCTTGTCTGGGCCCCATTCGCCGCGGCCCTCTTTGAAGAAGAACTCAGTGTCTTTCTTCTCCAGATGATTGATTCTTTCCAGCAGGCCGCGCACAACGCTTGCCATGTTCTGATTCTCTAAGAAGAGATTCCTAAGCATGATGTCCGAGGTCTTTTGGATCGGATTTTCGCCGGATTCCCACTTCTTGATGGTCTCTTCGGAAATGCCCAAGATTCCGGCCAGGCTCTTACGCGTGAGCTTGATCTCGTTTCTCAGGAAGCGGAACTCGTCTCCAGTCAGGAGCGTATCCTTCTCAACCAGCGAGAGTCCGATGGCTTTGTGCAAACCCTTCACGTTCTCCACGTGGAAAATTGGCTTGCCTTCACTGGTTACGCCTTCTGTATAACCATTAGCGAGCCACACGTTATGCAGCCCGCAAGCTACGTAGTGGAACAGGCTCATCTCATTTCACCTCTATTGAAGCAGACCAGACCTCTAGCCAAGAGTCGTCCTCGGCAATCGAGATTTGAAGTGTGACCAGACCTTCGTGCGAATGGTGCGAGATGATTGCAGTCACTTCTTCACCATTCGCAACGATCGATCCGCGCTCCACCTCACCTTCTCGCAAGCAGTCCCAGACCTGCGGCATTGATAAATCTCTAGCACTGTCGAGATCGTTGAGGTCCACCGAGTACGCGACCTTCTCAAGGTCGTGCGCCAATAGGTTGATCCGCCTCGTCAGATGCTTGGGGTGGTCGTTGATCTTGGCGATACTTGCAGAGCTTGATTGCATCCCGGCCACCCGCTTTTTCTTCAATCATAGGTAT